TTACGGGGTAATGCCAACCGCTGCCGCCACTTTGTCGCCACTTGGCAGCGTTGCCAGAGGATTGAAACGGAGCGCCGTTTCCAGATGATCCGGTGCCAGATGAGCGTAACGCATAGTCATTTTTATATCGTGATGTCCGAGGATTTTTTGCAAAGCAAGGATATTTCCACCCGACATCATGAAATGCGCCGCAAACGTATGGCGCAGAACGTGTGTCAGTTGACCGCGAGGGAGCACGATTGACGTTTTTTCCATCACGGATAAAAATTGAAAATAGCAGTCTGTGAAGAAATTGAACCCATCAAGCGCCATGATCTCTTCATAAAGCTCTTTACTGATAGGGATGCTTCTGTTTTTCTTCCCCTTCGTTCTTACAAAGGTAATTCGGTATTTAGTCACCTGTGATCGGGTAAGGTTTATTGCTTCTCGCCAGCGTGCGCCTGTGCTTAAGCATATCTTGACTACCAGTGCCAGAATTGGGTCCTGACGTTTGCAATCAGCCAGCAGTTCAACAATCTGCTCATGGGTAAGCCATGCCATCTCTTTTTCTGCGATGGTGAATTTTCGCATGTTCTCCAGTGGGTTTGGATACGACCATTCGCCCAGGCGGGATAGTTCGCTAAAAACACTACTTAGATAGCTTTGCTCCAGGTTAATGGTGACCGGGCTTGCTCCTTTCTTCCATTTCTCGCTGAAGTAGATCTCACCTGTCAGGCGTTTATCTCGATAGTGGGCAAACATTTTAGAGGTGAGATCGGTTGCAAGGGGATTGCCCAGAGCGTCAACCATCAACAGCAATTTATCATAGACATGCTGCCCAGCGGTTAGAGATTTACCATGTAGTTTGAACCATAGCTCAACCACGTCTTTCAGTGTTCGACGATCCACTGATTCTCCCAGCCAGGGCTTTGCTTCGGTTTCTTCCATCGTATGGCGCTCAAAAGCCAGAGCTTCGCCTTTGGTGGCGAATTGTTTACGCACACGACGCCCACTACGTCCGGCGGGGTAACATTCGCAAAGCCATTTTCCTGTGGTGAGTTTTCGTACTGCCATAAAAAATGCCCTCCAATAGAGAGCATTTTTACTGTATGTATAACCAGTGTCAATGTATGAAATCCTGCGACCATACATCTCACTGAAGCCATAATGAAGTTGGCTATTTTTTGCTATGTGAGTATGTGACTTTTGCGGTTAGCCTGCGGCTCATTGTTATATTAGGCGCAGATATAAAAGCAAAATTTATCGCGAGTTTTTAGTACAGATTTTTTTTGATTTACTAATAGTTCCATCATTGCAAACGAACTTTCCATCGGAGGTACAGTGAGAGACACCTCCCTTTTTCCCAGAACAAGGATAATTTTTAGCATAGGTAGTTAGTGGGTTTAATAACAAAGAGCATGATAAAACCACAAAAAATACCTTACCAAGCATAGTTTCCTCCCGGTATTACCTAACGTACTTAATTGTTAAACTTATAATTTTCCCAATTATTTCAACATCTTCTATCTTGCACTCGAAGGCTCTGTTTCCACCTTCAACGAAGATTCTTCCACCGGGTAAACGAGTAATGTCGCGGATTGTTATTTCGCCATCAATACTTATTACCCATTTACCGTCACGTATATCATCAAATTCTTTATCACAAATAAATTCAGAATTGTTATCTGTGATGACAAAAGGTTTTTTAAACGTAGAGGGTAGAAATCCCTTATCAAAAATATAAAAACCGTCTTCACGCAAGGCACCATCAGATAATACATATTTAGCAACTTCCATAGTATTTGTATTACCTGAAGTTTGCTTTGAACCATGTCCGGTTGTGAGCCAATTAAGCGAGGTGCCCGTTTCAAGAGCGCACTGGATTACCCATTCTGCTGGGAATGAGTCACGCATGTAGCGTGTGGCGAGTGTACTTTTAGAGATTCCTAAATGATCGCACAACGCCTGTCGAGTTTTGAATCCATAAGCTTCTACCATGCGCTCTATAGCGCCTCGTCCGCCTTTCTCCAAATTCATGGTCACTCCAAGTGAACTTTTATCTTGACGATTTCACTGTGCGATCGTATGTTTATGGTGTTCACAAAATACAAACGATCCGTATTCGTCCTGATTAATCATCATTAAACGAGGAATGTTGCATCATGAGACCTAACATTTCAATCACTCTTACCACGCCTCATGTGACTATTGAACGCTATAGCGAGCTGACAGGGCTGTCCATCGATACCATCAATGACATGTTGGCTGACGGACGCCTTATCCGTCACCGTCTGCGCAAAGATAAAAAACGTGAAAAAGTGATGATCAACATAGCAGCCATGACCGTTGATGCGCTTTCAGAATGCAATCTAAACCTTAATTAGTTCGATTCTGAAATACATCAGAGGCATTGACCATGTTTGATTACCAAGTTTCCAAACATCCACATTTTGATGAAGCCTGTCGTGCATTCGCATTGCGCCACAACCTAGTGCAACTGGCAGAACGTGCAGGCATGAATGTGCAGATTCTGCGGAACAAGCTGAACCCAGCTCAACCTCATTTATTAACCGCACCAGAAATCTGGTTGCTTACCGATCTGACTGAAGATTCAACGCTGGTAGATGGCTTTCTGGCACAGATTCACTGCCTGCCATGTGTACCGATTAATGAGGTGGCAAAAGAGAAACTGCCGCATTACGTCATGAGTGCAACTGCAGAGATAGGGCGTGTCGCGGCAGGTGCGGTTTCTGGCGATGTAAAAACCAGTGCAGGCCGTCGTGATGCGATCAGCAGCATTAACTCTGTTACACGACTGATGGCGCTGGCTGCTGTTTCATTGCAGGCCCGTTTACAGGCTAATCCTGCGATGGCGAGTGCAGTTGATACCGTGACTGGCCTCGGTGCTTCATTCGGTTTGCTGTGAGGTGCTTATGCTGACGAAAGAACCATCATTTGCATCGCTGCTGGTAAAACAAAGTCCGGCAATGCACTACGGTCACGGCTGGATCATGGGTGAGGATGGTAAACGCTGGCATCCGTGCCGTTCACAAGATGAATTGCTGGCAGAACTATCTACGAAAAAACGGGGGAACAAATGGCTATTGAAGGCGCTGCGGCGACTGTTCCATTAAGACCCGGTGAACGCCTGAATGGACTTAATCATATTGCGGAGTTAAGGGCGAAAGTTTTTGGTTTGAATATTGAGTCAGAGCTTGAGCGGTTTATTAAAGATATGCGTGATCCTCGGGATATCAATAATGAACAAAATAAACGGGCACTGGCTGCCATATTCTTTATGGCAAAAATTCCAGCTGAACGTCATTGCATCAGCATTAATGAGCTGACCACTGACGAAAAGCGGGAGTTGATTAAAGCAATGAATCATTTTCGTGCAGTGGTGAGCTTATTTCCCAGACGGCTAACCATGCCGAATTAACCAACTAATGAAATTAATGGCGTAAACCCGCCGGGCATCCCTTTATCTAAATTCAGGAGAATTGCTTATGCGTAATATTGAAACCCTCACGACCAAAACCGGACCGGATGATGCAGGTCTTAATCTTTTACTGACAGAGGCTCGTCTGGAAGAACGCCGGGCAAGGGCTGAAGCAATGGCTGCTCGCCTCGATAGCCTGGCGTGTCATATCACCTCCCGCCAGCTAAACCACGTCGAAGCGGCAGAACTGCTGCGTGTGACTGCTGAAGCAATCCAGAACGAAGCGCAGGAGATCCACTGATGGCTGATGCAATGGATCTCGTACAGCAGCGCGTTGAAGAAGAACGCCAACGCCATATCCGTGCTGCCCGTGCCAAAACGCCGGGCGTGTCCCGCGTGCTTTGCGTTGAGTGTGAAGCGCCAATTCCGCCAGCACGCCGCCGTGCCATTCCGGGTGTGCAGCTTTGCATTACCTGTCAGGAAATCGCAGAGCTGAAAGGCAAACATTACAACGGAGGTGCTGTATGAGCACCATCCTGAAATGGGCAGGAAATAAAACCGCCATAATGTCCGAACTGAAAAAGCATCTTCCTGCTGGCCCGCGACTGGTTGAACCTTTCGCGGGTTCCTGTGCAGTGATGATGGAGACGGATTATCCCAGCTATCTTGTTGCGGATATTAATCCTGATTTAATCAACCTCTATAAAAAGGTTGCTGCTGATTGTGAGGCGTTTATATCTCGTGCCAGAGCTTTATTTGAGGAAGCAAACAGGGAGGTGGCTTATTACAACATAAGGCAGGAGTTTAATTACTCCACTGAAATTACTGATTTCATGAAAGCGGTATATTTCCTGTATCTCAATCGTCACGGTTACCGTGGTTTATGTCGCTATAACAAGAGCGGGCATTTCAACATTCCCTACGGTAATTATAAAAATCCGTATTTCCCTGAAAAAGAAATTCGCGCATTTGCAGAGAAAGCCCAGCGGGCAACGTTTATCTGCGCCAGCTTTGATGAAACGCTGGCGATGTTGAAGGTGGGGGATGTGGTGTATTGCGATCCGCCTTATGACGGTACGTTTTCCGGCTATCACACTGATGGTTTCACTGAAGATGATCAGTATCACCTGGCATCCATTCTTGAACATCGGTCATCAGAAGGACATCCGGTCATTGTTTCTAACAGTAACACGTCTTTGACCCGGTCCCTTTATCGTAATTTCACTCACCACTACATCAGGGCGAAACGCAGCATCGGCGTTGCAGCGGGGGAGGGAAAATTTGCAACAGAGATGATTGCCACTAAATCTGCTAATTGGTTTAGTGCCGATTTTAGTAGGGGACGTGACTCTACTGTTATTTTCGGGGTGCAAGTGTGAAAGAAATGCACCACGGAATTCATCATTTCCATGGGACGCCTGTCTGGGGAAGTGCTGGCGACGTTCATCGTATTGCGGTGAGCGGAGCTGGCGCTTTCGTCTCCTATGTACGGCCAGATCAGATTGCGGCGTCCATTCAGCACGCTCAGGTCGTCGGCATTGATAACGGCGCATTTTCTGCATGGGTGCGTGGGCTAAAAATTAACTGGAGTGATTTTTATAAATGGCTCCTGAACTATTACCACCATCCTAAGGTCGCTTTTTTTGTCATTCCTGATGTTGTGGACGGAGGTGAACGTGACAATGATGCCCTGATAAACGAAGTTCCGAAAATGTTCTACGGGAAGGCAACTCCCGTCTGGCATCTGCACGAGTCAATCGATCGGCTTATCGAGCTATGTCGTGAATGGCCTCGTGTCTGCTTTGGATCTTCTGGTGAATATGCGGCTATCAGAACTGCGCACTGGCATCGTCGTATGCAGGACGCTTTTGAAGCAATTTATTGCCGACACAATTTCAAAACAGCTGTTCATGGTTTGCGCATGCTTGACGGTCGTGTGTTGGGAAATTACCCACTGGCGACTGCCGACAGTACAAATCTTGCCTGCAATGTCCCCAAATTTAATAGCAAATATCCTGAGCTGACGCGGGCTATTCAGGAGGCTGAGTATTCGCGCAATCTGACGGAAAAGGAGCTGAAAGCTGTCATTCTGAAAAACCGTTGCGCAATTTTAAAAGGTGCAATTGAAGCTGTTCGCCCACCTTCAGTTTCTGATTGGCTGTCGAATGGTTTGCAGCCTTCACAGCTCGAACTGGAGATTGCGTAATGAACTACAGCTATTCCTGGAATGCTGAGAAAAAAGCAATCAATCCTTACGTAGAGACAGAAGAGCAATCTTCAGTTTCTGCGCTTTCAAACCTGATCGCTCTGTACGCTGCCGATAACGAGCAGGAACAGCTGCGCCGCGAGGCACTGAGTGATCAGGTCTGGGAGCGTTATTTCTTTAATGAATCCCGTGATCCTGTCCAGCGCGAAATGGAGCAGGATAAGCTCATTAGTCGGGCAAAGCTGGCGCATGAGCAGCAGCGTTTTAATCCAGATATGGTCATTCTGGCGGACGTCAATGCCCAGCCTTCCCATATCAGCAAGCCGCTGATGCAACGTATTGAATACTTCAGCAGCCTGGGCAGGCCAAAGGCTTATTCCCGCTATTTGCGTGAGACGATTAAGCCATGTCTGGAACGGCTGGAGCATGTACGCGACTGTCAGCTATCCACTTCTTTTCGCTTTATGGCAAGCCATGAAGGGCTGGACGGCCTGCTGATCCTGCCTGAAATGAGTCAGGATCAGGTGAAACGCCTGTCCACCCTGGTAGCTGCGCATATGAGCATGTGCCTTGATGCAGCTTGTGGCGATTTGTATGTCACCGATGACGTTAAGCCAGAAGAAATCCGCAAAACATGGGAAAAGGTGGCAGCGGAAACCCTGCATCTGGATGTCATCCCGCCTGCGTTTGAGCAACTCCGCCGGAAAAGAAACCGCCGTAAACCCGTGCCCTATGAACTCATTCCGGGTTCGCTGGCGCGTATGTTGTGCGCTGACTGGTGGTACCGGAAATTATGGAAGATGCGTTGCGAATGGCGGGAAGAGCAGTTGCGTGCTGTCTGCCTGGTCAGCAAAAAAGCATCTCCCTATGTCAGCTATGAAGCCGTGATGCATAAACGTGAGCAGCGCCGTAAGTCGCTGGAGTTTTTTCGTTCTCATGAACTGGTGAACGAAGACGGCGACACGCTGGACATGGAGGATGTGGTAAACGCCAGCAGCAGCAACCCTGCGCATCGCCGCAATGAGATGATGGCCTGTGTTAAAGGCCTGGAGCTTATCGCGGAAATGCGCGGTGACTGCGCCGTTTTCTACACCATCACCTGTCCGTCACGTTTCCATTCCACGCTAAATAATGGCAGGCCCAACCCAACTTGGACAAATGCGACGGTAAGACAAAGCAGTGATTATCTGGTCGGCATGTTTGCTGCATTTCGTAAGGCGATGCACAAAGCCGGATTGCGGTGGTATGGCGTGCGGGTGGCTGAGCCGCATCATGACGGTACAGTTCACTGGCACCTGTTGTGTTTTATGCGCAAAAAAGACCGCCGCGCCATCACTGCATTACTGCGTAAGTTTGCCATCCGTGAAGACCGCGAGGAACTGGGCAATAACACTGGGCCGCGCTTTAAGTCTGAGTTGATTAACCCGCGCAAAGGTACGCCAACAAGCTACATCGCGAAATACATCAGTAAGAACATTGACGGGCGTGGTCTGGCTGGCGAGATCAGCAAGGAAACGGGGAAATCCCTGCGTGATAATGCTGAATACGTTAATGCCTGGGCGTCTCTGCATCGTGTTCAGCAATTCCGCTTCTTTGGCATTCCGGGGCGTCAGGCTTACCGTGAACTGCGATTGCTGGCTGGTCAGGCGGCAAGGCAACAGGGGGACAAAAAAGCAGGTGCGCGGGTACTGGATAACCCGCGCCTTGATGCCATCCTGGCTGCTGCTGATGCTGGTTGTTTTGCTACCTACATCATGAAGCAGGGCGGCGTACTGGTTCCCCGCAAATATCACCTCATCAGAACCGCTTATGAAATCAACGAAGAGCCGACCGCCTATGGCGATCACGGCATTCGTATTTATGGCATCTGGTCACCTATTGCAGAGGGCAAGATCTGCACTCATGCCGTGAAGTGGAAAATGGTTCGTAAGGCCGTTGATGTTCAGGAGGCGGCAGCCGACCAGGGCGCTTGCGCCCCTTGGACTCGTGGCAATAACTGTCCCCTTGCTGAAAATTTGAACCAACAGGAGAAAGATAAATCAGCTGATGGGGACCCCAGAACGGACATTACCAGCATGGATGACAAGGAGTTGCACGATTACCTGCACAGTATGAACAAAAAAGAGCGCCGGGAACTGGCTGCAAGGGTACGCCTGGTGAAACCGAAACGGCGTAAAGACTACAAACAGCGAATTACAGACCATCAGAGACTGCAGCTCGTCTATGAGCTGAAGTCCAGAGGATTTGATGGTAGCGAGAAAGAGGTCGATTTACTCCTTCGCGGCGGCAGTATTCCGTCAGGAGCAGGCCTGCGTATCTTCTATCGGAACCAGCGTTTGCAAGAAGATGATCAGTGGCGGAACCTGTATTAATTTCGCGGGTTAACAATTCGTGCTCTTAATAATACCAGGCATATCAGGCTGATGAACGTAAAAAAACGTTTTACATCAGTAAGATTATTATATACTGTAAATATAAACAGTAGTTATACATACAGTATTGCGTGTGGTGTCATAGGAGGAAAGATGCAGGACTATTTTTTGGAGTCTTTGAAGCTCCAGCGCATTGATTTTTTTCTTAAGCTTGTAGCGGCTAGTGAGTGTAGTGATGAAGAGAAGGGGCTGGCTCTGCAGTGGGTTTCTGAATTGACTGATGAACTCATGGCAAAAATCAGAACCCACGAATACAACCGCTCAATGGATGTCATCAGCTGAGGTGACTTTTATGCGCATTGAAATAATGATCGATAAAGAGCAGAAGATTAGCCAGTCTACCCTGGACGCCCTTGAATCCGAGCTTTACCGCAATCTGCGCCCCCTGTATCCCAAAACGGTAATTCGTATCCGTAAAGGTAGCTCTAACGGTGTGGAACTGACCGGACTGCAACTGGATGAAGAAAGAAAACAAGTGATGAAAATTATGCAGAAGGTGTGGGAAGACGACAGCTGGCTGCATTAAGAAACGTTGCCCCCAAGAGGATTTATCCTGTTGGGGGGAGTTTGGGCAACGAGTGAAATGAGGTGTAAGGTGGGCGGTCATTTTGATAAGTGATCGTCCACTTTGTGTCAGAACCTGATGTTTGTTGTACATTCGGACGAATAGGCGGCGTTGTTTGCTTTAAAAATAAAACAGGAACACTTTGAGAAAGTGAACAGGTGTATTTATTTGTTGCTGATGAATGAGAGTAACTCTAATTTGGATAATTAGCTTGATAATAGGTCAGACGAAAATAATATTCCAGCACACTTTTGGTCGCAACAGGCATTAGTTAATTTTAAGTGATAAATTTTTATCCATAAATTAACACTAGTGTGTCATCTAGCGAAACCGAATCGCTTTAACTCATAACTTGAAGTTGAATCAGTGGGGTAGCAGTAGGCATGCCGGAACTGATAAACTGTGCAGAAGGCTAAACATTCATTCACTCGTGAGATAGTAGCTAAATTATGCAAAGAATTATTCCTGATAAAAATTGGTGGGAAAAAGAGCGTATTAATCGTAAAGCATCATCAATATGCCCATATGCTAGTTCATACAGATGTCCTCGATACTATCAGAGTGTAGTTTTGCTCTCAAGCATCAATGTGATAGCTGGTATGGCAACTAGGAAAGAAAAAGAGTTGGGTGAATTTTGGGAAAGAACCACTTTCTCATCTTTATGTGATGAAGAAGTCCCTACAGTTACTACAAAAGAATATGGCGGCCTTGCATCAGTTAGTAATTTTTGCCCAGAAATATCATTTAGATATTTACACTACTACGCCGATTATATGTGTAAATATGTTGATGAGATAGATCAGGACACTGGCAGGCGTATTGCGGAAAAAGATAATTTAGAAAATGATTGGAAATATACATGGATGTCAGTCAATCCTAAATTTTATTTAGATTGCGATGTTTTTGAAAGTGTCAAAAATTTCAATGAAGAATTGGCTAGTGATTACTTAAAAAGATTGCACCCAAATATCGTTCAGCAAATAGATAGAATGAATAATTGCTTGGATAATAATGATCCGGCAGGTGCACTGCACGCAGCCTCTAATATTTTAGAAACTATGGCTAAGGAAATCACTCAAAACCCGAATGTGGCAAATGAGTCATTGGGTGGTTTTTTTAAACAGTTCGAAAAAATGTCAAAATTACCTAAGAATCTTATTGATGCTGTTAAAGATATTTATGATTTACGCAACAAATTACCTACTGCTGGACACGGAAGCTTGAACAAGCCTGAATTGACTATGGTAGAAGCTATAACTATTGCGGCAATGACAAAGGCGATTTTAGAAATTGAATATCGAAGCAAAGCCATCTAACAAACCAAATTATGTGGTTCAAATTCCCGCTACACTTCTGTGTTGCCGCCAGCGTCTACTTATCGCTGTGAGTTCAACGGGTGATGATGCGTTAGAGATCTCTGAATCGATTGAAGTCTAAGGTTGTCAGGGCTGTAACAGCAGCCCTGTGTCATGAATGGATTGCATATTAATTGACGAAGAACAGACTAATATCATCGATAGCTGTTTTCAAAAATAGACCAATAACAAACTGAGATGTTATCGTATTCATTTCGATGATTGATCCAGATGTGTATATAACCATTGAAAGAGTTTTCTAATTTTTGTGATAGTATCTTTTAAATAATTTAAGGAGATTATTATATTATTTTCATTGTTTAATGAAAGAGTAGGTGTTTTATCAATGATATTTTTTAAGGCTACAGCTGTGCTCATTTTTTTAATGTCTCCATTAGCATGAACTATGCAATTCCTTACTTTGTTAAACTCTGTCATGAATTGCCACTCTTGTGACAGGCCAAAGTTTATATCCATTAATTTTGTTAAATATCTTTTTGCTTTGTGGATGCCATCACCATTAAAATCGGTTACTGATATATTGGTGTTTACAATCCTTTGACATATATTGCAATAGTCGTTTAGGTTGTGCTCTAAGCATGAGTATAAAGATACCAAAGCAGATTTATTAAAAATATTTGGTTGTATGTTAACTAAGAAATCATATTGCTCTGAATAATAGTCTTCTAAGTAATTAATATAATCGTCAGGAGCATTCTTTTTTTCATCTTCATATGCTTTTTTTAATTCCGCTAAGTCAACTCTGTTTTGGCCGCCTGCTCCTAGGATATATTTTTCGAAATCATCAATCTGCGCTTCAAGTGAATATCTTGATAGCTGTGCGAAAAGTTTGTATTTACTCATCGGTATGCCATTCCTTTTTAATTATAAACCTTTGGATTAAAAGGTGCTGAAAATAGTAACTCATTATTTTTGTTTGTAAAGGGGGTATTGTTTTTACTAGATCAAGATAAAACAATGGGAATATCCGCTTTTCGCTCACAGCGGACTTTCATCTTTGTAAACCCGTATGATTAGCTTTTCAGCGGTCATTCAGATACGGATTTACGCTTCCCTTGGCTGTGCATGACTATGACGCATGAGATCGCATGATCGTTAGAGGATCGTTTTTGCTGAGGCCAGCCAGAACTGGCGTGCTTTTGCTTATGTCGTGCAGGTGCATGAAAACCACTACATAAAGCGGGCAGGCGTGGCGGGGATACGATTGCGCGCTAGGTATAAGTGTGTAAAATAATTCCAAAATAAATCATCCTAATGAAGTGAGAGGGTAATAATGTTAGTCAAGAAAAATAAAAATTATAGTTTATATTTTTTAATTACAAATAATCAACAGATATCTGATTCTGGTAATTATATAAAAATAGTCCCATCAAGAAGCGATTGGAATGATTTTGGATATTTGAGTAGAGTCGAAATATCTATTTTTAATAAAAAAGAGTGTAAGGATATAATTTCACTGAATGGTTATATTGGTTTTTTGAATTCAGAGGAGGAACGAAATGGAAAAGCAGAACTGATAAGGCGAGTGAAGAAAAAGGAAGAATCTAATTTAAAGGATGAGGGGTTTAATGATTATTTTGTCATGCTTCAGGATATGAATAATTATCGAAGACTAGTAAGATTTTTTGGGGTGAATGAATCCAAATATATATTAAATTTCATTAATGATGTTGTTTCTAAGAAAAGTGACGCTAGTGCAGAGAATTTGAGGAAAAAAGCAATCTCTTCTGATATCTTTAATAAATCTTTCATTAGAGAGTCTGAGTCGTATTTTACTTTCAAAAATGCAGGAACAGTTCTTTCCGGTATTCAATATGAGGAGTTGGGTAATTTATCACAGCACATCAAGATTAGCTATTCGAATAAAGTTAATGAAGAAGATGTATCTTATGTTTTTAATTTTGATCACGAGCATGATTTACCAAAAAGAATTTCCATAATTATAGGCGAGAATGGTGTAGGAAAAAGCCAAACGCTTAGAGAAATCGCATTGGCTGCGATTAAAGGAAAGGATAATTTGGTGGCTGTAGTTGATTCTAACGGTGTGAGCATTGAAGAACGAATTCAAATTAGTAGGCTCATTGCTTTTTCTCCAACAAATGAAAGTAAGTGTTCATTTCCAACCGATAAAAGAATAAAATCATTGATATGGTACAAAAGATTGACTTTAAATCGTGAATCAAAATCCAAATTAAACTTGAATGATTTAATAGTGCAACTAGCGAGGAGTAACGACGCTATCGGCTATAATCAAAGGTGGAATATATTTGTTGATGCACTGAGTGTTCTAAATAGTAACAACGATTTAGTAATCAAATGTAGCGGTGAAAATTCACCATTTGTTAAATTAAATGAGCTTAATTCTCGAGGCGAAGAATCCAGACTATCATTATATTCTGAAATTATTCTCTCTGGCGAGCCTTTGAGGCTTGTTGAAAATAAATGTTACCCTTTGAGTAGTGGGGAAATATCGTTTATTAAGTTTTGTGTACAAGTCTGTTTGTATATTGAGAATGGGACTCTTCTATTAATAGATGAGCCAGAAACACATCTCCATCCTTCATTTATTAATAAATTTATGGCATTGCTTGATAATTTATTAGAAAAGACAGGCTCTTCAGCTATCATAGCAACGCATTCGGTTTATCTTGTTCGGGAGGTTTTTAAGGAGCAAGTGACAATACTCAGAAGACGAGATGATGGGGTAATTGTTAGCGAAAAACCGAGATTGAGTACTTTTGGGGCGAATATAGGAAATATCTCATATTTTGTTTTCGGTGAGAGTGAACCAACTCAAATTTTAAATAAAGTAAAAAATAATATAATTGCAAAGAATATGTCTTGGGATGATGTTGAATCTAAATATAGCGAGGACTTATCACTTAATGTATTAACTGCGTTGAGAAATGAAATAGGTAATTGAAATGAATAAATTAAAAAGACCTGTTTTTAAAGATTATTCTGCATTTAAAAAACTATCTGCAAATAAGAGATTAAAACATCATTCTGTTCTGAATGGACAGGATACATTTATACTTAATGCATATAGATCGTACATAAAGAATAAAGGATATCTTAATGTCAATTCTTGTGGCGTATTGAGTAACAATATTGCTGAAGCTTTGAAATATTATTATAACAATCCCGCAAAGTGTTTATCTATAATTGATGATATAAGAGCAGCTAATTCTAACTCTCTATGTCCAATGTGTGGTTCAATGCATAGCGGGACTTTGGATCATGTTTTACCCAAGGAAAACTATCCAGAATTTTCTTTATTCACTAAGAATTTGGTTCCTGCTTGCAAATGTAATACTTTCAAAAGTACTACTATAGCTAATTCTGCAGGCCATCGGATGCTGCATCCATATTTTGATAATATATTAAAACAAAGATTAATATGTGCTAATTTTTCTAAATTAGGGCGAACACCTACAATTGATGTAAAAATCATAATTGACCCAATGTCACCAGAATATAACAATGTTAAGTATCATCTTGATAATGTTGTTATCAAGAATAATATTAAGGGGTATTTGTCTGAACAATGGGAGTCGTTTTACTTATATCCTGAGCTTGTTATTAGAGGACTGAATAAGAGTCTTTCTACTTATAGCGATGTATATGAGTTGTTGACTCGCGAGTTGTTGCTGTTGGATGAAAAACATAAAGGTAAAAATAATTGGAATTCGGTTTTTGTAGCTGGGTTAATTCGACCTGATGTGATTAGGTGGATACTCTGTGAATTACATTTAGGTAACAGAAGTCCAGACGGTCGTCTCATATGATTTTTTGCATCTTCAGCGTGTATCTGCACGCTGAAGAAATTCATAAAAACTGCTGGCTATTAATAACTTTTTTTAGTTGTGTTAAAGAACCTCATTTAGTTATTACGTTAAGTAGCTAGTTTATAACTATCAAATTTAACAATGTTCTCACTTACCAATTTATTTATTTCCATCATTCTTTTTTGTAACGGTATTAACTCGTTACGTACAAACACCAGGCTCGCCTTCTCCACATCCCCAAACCCCCCGACATTATTAGGCATAATCCCCATCATTTGCGGTGGCACACGATGCGCCGCCATCATGTCATCCCGGCTCACGTTCTTGATGTTCAGAAACTCATCCTTCGCCGCGACTTCTGACAACGGGATGATCTGAAGCCCGTCCTTTTTGCCGTTAGGCGAGTACATAAACAGATTGCGGAAGTTACCTGGTCCTTTGGCGCTTTTCATCGCATTGCGGAGGTTGTTCACATCCTCCTGGTTTTGCGCGGCATCGGTCATGTACATGATGAAGCCTGCATGACTGCCGTTAATGTAATACTTTCGGCGGAACAGCGTGGCGGACTCGTTGAGCAGGGCTGACGGAATGGCAGAAAGGTAACCTGGCAGGCCGTAGATCTCCTGGTTGATGTCCGGTTCCATCAGATGAAAAATGCTGCCTTTCGTGAACTGATACGGCTGGGTTGTCATACCGTATTGCACAAACCAGTAGGTATCCAGGTCTAACCCGCGTCGGGTGTATTTTGCCAGAGCAGGCTCAAGAGCGATGACCTCTCCGAACCGGTTTGTGCGTTTCTCCAGGTAAGCGTTACCAAATACCAGATAATCCTGCACAAAACGTGAAAAAGCCTGCTGGCTGAGCAGCGGGTGAGGGATGTAGGTACTGGTCAGAATGTTGCACTTTACTGCAATCGGGGAGCTATGATGTACGGCAGCGCGGAAGGTTCGCGCCAGTCCGTCAAAACTCACTGGCGGCTCATACCAGCGATCTGTCTGTACGCATTCCACATAGTCCAGTAGTTCACGGCGGTCCAGAACCGGAACGGGATCGCCGAAGCTGAATGCTTCGGCTGAAGCCTGGTTTTTATGCTGGATCTGTTTCGTCGACGCAGCGCGGTTTTTCTTAATCTTTCCCATCAAAAAATCTCCACAATATTGCTGGTATTGGCGGATTCGCCCTGCAGCGGTTCGTTAAACAATGCGTGCATCGTTGCCCAGGCCAGATCGGCGTGGCTGGCTTCTTCGCTGCGGCTGGCTTCATAGGTTGGGCGGTTGCCACTGGCGGTGGTGGCGCGACGGATTGCCATGAATGACTGCGCAATGTCGGTGTGCCCGGCGTCAAACTCCAGACGGCGGTGGCTGATAATGTCGTAGGCCTTGAGTACCAGGGCGTTTTTAACGTTGGGGTTGTAGACAAACTCCCGGACGGCAGGAAAGAACGCTTTCACGTTCTCATAAACCCCGTGACCAACGCCGGTCGAGTCGATACCGATGTATGTCACGTTGTACTGTTCAGTCAGTTTTTTGATGGCATCAGCCTGGGCGCGAAAGTCCATCCCGCGCCACTGGTGACGCTCAAGAATGCGGAACTTGCCGCCCGGCACGGCTGGCGGAGCCACCACCACGCATCCGGCACTGTCGCCGTTCTGCGTACCTTTTGCCGGGTCATAACCGATCCACACTTCGCGCCAGCCAAACGGGCGCAGGGCCAGTGCATGAAAATCGGTCCAGACTTCCCAGCTGTCCACCATACACGCCTGCAGTTCGCTGAGCGGGAACACGGACGCGAGATCGTCCACAAACTCGCACATCAGCAGGTTCTGGTATTCGTCCGGGCTGTACTCCATGCGCAACTGGTCAAGGTCGAACAGGTTACAGCCGCCGCGCACTGCATCTTCCACGGTGACTATCTGGCGGTACTGCCCGTCTGCGCACAGCAGGCCGGGGGCCAGATTGCTGTGGGACAGGTCGATGTCCACCTTATCGGCTTTATTGCGCCCACGGTTGAACAGCGCACCGGACCAGAACGGATAAGCACTGTGTGTCAGGCTGGATGGCGTGGAAAAATAGGTTTGTCGCCATTTTTTGTGGATAGCCATACCGGAAGCCACTTTGCGCAGCTCCTGGAATTTCGGTATCCAGAAATATTCATCCAGATACAGGTTGCCGTGGTAACTCTGGGCCGTGCGGGCATTGGTGCCGAGGAAGTAAAGCGTGGCTCCGTTAGGAAGCACCATCGGATCGCCTTTCAGCTCCACCTCGACTTCTTTGGCGAAGTCTATGATGTACTGCTTAAAGACGTGAGCCTGTGCCTTGCTGGCGGAAAGAAAAATCTGGTTACGTCCGGTAAGCAGAGCGTCAATCAGGGCTTCACGGGCAAAGTAAAAGGTCGCGCCGATCTGGCGTGACTTCAGCAGGTTGCGGATGCGGTTGGTTTTTCCGGCTTCCCACCAGTGGCGCTGGTAGTTAAACATGGAGGAATGGAAGATTTCTTCCAGCTTCTCAATCTGCTCATCGGTGAAAACATTCTTTTCCGGCTGACGGCGCGGGCCTTTGTTGCGGTTGGCGACGTTAGGGTTTAAGTCGGCTTCGTTGCCGCCATTGTTAAACTTGCCGATCCGCGCGTGGCGCTCCGACTGGCGCGCCAGCAGGTCAATTTCTTTGAAATCTTTCCCTTCTTTGTGCTCCTTCATAATGAGCTGGCAGTAGCGTGCGGCGGTGGTGAGCTGCATCTGATCCAGCGGCCCATAGTCACCCCACTTGTCGCGTTTTTTCCAGCTGTGAACGGTTGCAACTTTCTCGCCCAGCATTTCAGCAATGCGGGCGACGCGGTATCCCTGAAAGTACAGCAGCATGGCCTGCCGACGGGGATCGAGATCTGCGGGTGTCAGTGTGGTGTTCATGGCACAAACCTACAGCCTTGAATGACGGCTTTCCCCGCCTGCGGTTTGTGTGGTTGTCGGTACAAATACCGCGCATTGTTTCACTGCCCCCATCACCGCAACCATAAGGCTCCAGTAAGTTTTTTCTAACGGAGCACGGCTCATGACAGTGAAAGCAAAGCGTTTTCGCATCGGGGTGGAAGGTGCCACCACCGACGGACGCGAAATCCAGCGTGAATGGCTGGAACAGATGGCAGCCAGCTACAACCCGGCAATGTATACCGCGCTGATTAACCTTGAGCACATCAAGTCTTATCTGCCGGACAGCACCTTTAACCGCTACGGCAAGGTGACGGCGCTGTTTGCTGAAGAAATCACGGAAGGTCCGCTGGCAGGCAAGATGGCGCTGTATGCCGACGTTGAGCCAACAGAATCTCTGGTGGAGCTGGTGAAAAAAGGCCAGAAATTATTCACCTCTATGGAAGTCAGCCCGAAGTTTGCTGATACGGGCAAAGCCTACCTGGTTGGCCTGGCTGCCACTGATGATCCAGCCAGTCTGGGTACGGAAATGCTGACATTCAGCGCCTGTGCAGCCCATAACCCGCTGGCAAACCGCAAGCAGAATTCCGCCAATCTTTTTACCGCTGCAGAGGAAACGGTGATCGAACTGGAAGAAGTCCAGGATGACAAACCATCCCTGTTTGCCCGCGTCACGGCGCTGTTTACCAAAAAAGAGCAGTCCGATGACGCCCGGTTCTCTGATGTGCATAAGGCCGTGGAGCTGGTCGCCACTGAGCAGCAGAACCTGAGCGCACGCACCGAAAAATCCCTGTCTGAGCAGGAAGAACGCCTGTCTGAGCTGGAGACTGCCCTGCAGGCACAGCAAACCGCCTTTAACGAACTGGTGGACAAGCTGAGTCATGAAGACAGCCGCCAGGACTACCGCCAGCGTGCAACAGGCGGTAACGCCCCCGCTGACACTCTGACCAATTGCTGATGGAGCATAAAACCCGATGAAGAAGAATACCCGCTTTGCTTTTAACGCTTACCTGCAGCAGCTGGCGCGTCTGAACGGTGTGGCAGTTGAAGAACTGTCCAGCAAGTTCACCGTGGAGCCGTCTGTGCAGCAGACGCTGGAAGACCAGATCCAGCAGTCCGCCGCTTTCCTGACGCTGATTAACGTCACGCCAGTGACTGAGCAGTCCGGTCAGCTGCTGGGGCTGGGTGTTGGCAGCACCATTGCCGGAACCACTGACACCACCGCGAAAGAGCGTGAACCTGTCGATCCGACGCTGATGGTCGATGTGGAATATAAATGCGAACAGACCAACTTTGATACGGTGCTGACCTACGCGAAGCTGGACCTGTGGGCGAAGTTTCAGGATTTCCAGGTGCGTATCCGTAACGCCATCGTGAAACGTCAGGCACTGGATCGCATCATGATCGGCTTTAACGGCGTGAAGCGAGCGAAAACCTCCAACCGTAGCGAAAACCCGCTGCTGCAGGATGTGAACAAAGGCTGGCTGCAGAAAATCCGTGAGGATGCACCGGATCACGTCATGGGCAGCACCACCACGGGCGGTGAAATCACACCGGGTGCGGTGAAAGTCGGGAAAGGTGGCGAATATGCCAACCTGGACGCCGTGGTGATGGATGCGGTCAATGAGCTTATCGACGTGGTCTACCAGGACGATGACGATCTGGTGGTGATTTGCGGTCGTGAGCTGCTGTCTGACAAGTATTTCCCGCTGGTCAACAAAGAGCAGGAAAACAGTGAAAAACTCGCTGCCGATATGATCATCAGTCAGAAACGCATGGGTGGCCTGCAGGCCGTGCGTGCGCCGTTCTTCCCGCCGAATACGCTGCTAATCACCCGTCTGGATAACCTGTCCATCTACTGGCAGGAAGACACCCGCCGCCGTTCAGTTATCGACAACCCGAAACGTGACCGGATTGAAAATTTTGAATCCGTTAACGAAGCCTATGTGGTTGAGGACTACCGCTGTGCTGCACTGGTGGAAAACATCCAGATTGGCGATTTTAGCGCCGCTGCAGCCGAAGCCGGAGCGTAACCCATGAGCCTGAGTCCCGCACGGCAGCATCGCCTGCGCGTTCAGGCTGAACAGGCCGCCCGTGAGGGCGGCAGCGTTCGCCACGCGTCGGGCTATGACCTGATGCTGCTGCAACTGGCGGAAGACCGCCGCCGTCTCAAGGGCGTTCAGTCCACGGTCAAAAAAGCGGAAATCAAAGTGGAGCTGCTGCCGAAGTACGCCGCCTGGGCGGAGGGTGTCCTGGCTGCCGGAGGCGCACAGCAGGATGACGTGCTGATGTATGTGATGCTGTGGCGCATTGATGCCGGAGATTATGCCGGGGCGCTGGAGATCGGGCGTCATGCCCTGCGTCATGGCTGGGTGATGCCGCTGGGTAACCGCAACGTGCAGACCGTGCTGGCAGAGGAAATGGCAGACGCAGCGCAGAGCGCAATGCTTGCCGCCACCGGCTTTGATGCTGATCTGTTGCTGCAGACGCTGGAGCTGACAGACGGTCTGGATATGCCGGACCAGTCACGGGCGCGTCTGCATAAAGCGATTGGTGCTGTCCTGAGTGAAAGCAATCCGGCTTCCGCCCTTAATCATCTCAACCATGCGTTACAGCTCGATCCCCGCTGTGGCGTGAAAAAAGACAAACAGCAGCTGGAGCGCAGACTGCGCAATGACAGCCGCTGACAGAACGTGCCCCCGCGCACGGGCGGCACGGGGTGGCGAAAGGCACTGCCACATCAAAACCCCGTCCACCGCCCTTTATTTCAGGAGAAAGCAGCATGAAGTTTGTTGCGCCAGAACAGGCACCGGAACAGGCGGAAATCATCAGAAATACGCCGTTCTGGCCTGATGTGGACCTGTCGGAGTTTCGCAGTGTCATGCGCACTGACGGCACGGTGACGCAGCCGCGTTTAAAGCAGGTTGCGCTGTCGGCAATTTCGGAGGTCAACGCAGAGCTGTATGAGTTTCGCAGACGCCAGCAGATGCTGGGGTATGCCTCGCTGGCAGAAGTCCCGGCGGAACAACTGGACGGCAAAAGCGAGCGCATTCAGCACTATTTCAACGCGGTTTACTGCTGGGCACGCGCCATGCTCAACGAACGTTACCAGGACTATGACGCCACGGCATCCGGTGCGAAGCGGGGCGAGGAACTGGCGGAAGCAAGCGGTGATTTATGGCGTGACGCCCGCTGGGCCATCAGCCGGGTGCAGGATGCGCCGCACTGCACAGTGGAGCTTATCTGATGAAAGTGCGTGCGCATCAATATGACACGGTGGACGCACTTTGCTGGCGTCATTACGGGCGCACGCAGGGTGTCACGGAGCAGGTACTGAAGGCAAATCCGGGGCTTGCCGAATATGGCCCCTTTTTACCTCACGGGCTGCAGGTGGAGCTGCCGGACATTCCGACCACCACCACCGTGCAGACCGTCCAGCTATGGGACTGAATTATGACGCTTGAGCGAATCAGCGCCTTTATCACGTACTGCATCGCCGTTGTGCTGGCCTGGCTGGGCGATTTGTCCATCAAGGATGCCTCAACGCTGGGCGGCCTGATGATTGGTGTGCTGATGCTGGCTATCAACTGGTACTACAAACACAAAGCCTACCAGCTTCTGCGCGACGGGCAGATCTCGCGGGAGGACTATGAATCCATCAATCGTTAAACGCTGCCTTGTCGGGGGCGTGCTGGCTATTGCTGCCACGCTGCCGGGTTTTCAGCAGCTTCACACCTCCGTGGAGGGGCTGAAACTGATTGCCGATTACGAAGGCTGTCGTCTGCAGCCGTATCAGTGCAGCGCGGGTGTCTGGACCGACGGCATTGGTAATACATCGGGCGTCATTCCCGGCAAAACAATCACGGAACGACAGGCAGCAGAAGGGCTGATCTCCAACGTGCTGCGTGTGGAGCGGGCACTGGAAAGGTGTGTGAAGCAACAGCCACCACAGAAGGTGTATGACGCTACGGTGTCGTTTGCCTTCAACGTGGGGACGGGCAATGCCTGTAGTTCCACGCTGGTGAAATTGCTCAATCAGCGGCGCTGGGCGGATGCGTGCCGACAGTTGCCGCGCTGGGTTTATGTAAAAGGTGTGTTTAATCAGGGGCTGGATAACCGCCGTGCGCGGGAGATGGCTTGGTGTTTACAGGGAGCAAACTGAAATGAAAAAGAAATTAATCAGCGGACTGTTTCTGATGTTATGGATGGCGCTGTTAGTCGCAGCAATGGTGTATCCGCAGGGGATTTTTCCGGTACTGGCAGTGTCCGGCGTTTGGGTAGCCTGTTTGCTGACATGGGCGGTAATTCCTGTAGCACTGGCTGCGTTAATTAAGAATGGCCCGCTCTGGCAGGAGTTAAGGGCATCTTTGCTGAAGACAATTACCCGAAAAGAAAACGTATTTATCACCTGGGTGATGCGATTGCTGATTGTTGTAAGTCTCGCTTGGACGGGGTGGGCTATTACCCTGGTCTTTTATCTACTGACCGTTATTGCCTTCTGGATCACCCGTAATCAGATGGCGCAACAGGTAGCAGCATGAACCGGTTGCTGCTGGTTGTGCTGGCGTTATTACTGGCGGCGCTGGGCTGGCAGACGTGGCGGCTGGCTGATGCCAGCCAGACCATTAGCACGCAGGCAGACGAGCTGCAGAGCAAAAGCCAGGCACTGGCAAAGAGCAACAGCCAGCTTATCAGCCTGTCCATTCTGACTGAAACCAATAACCGGGAGCAGGCGCGGCTCTATGCCGAAGCAGAACAGACCAGCGCGCTGCTGAGACAACGACAACACCGGATCGAGGAACTGAAACGTGAGAACGAGGATTTACGCCGCTGGGCTGATACTCCTTTGCCTGCTGACATTATCCGGCTGCGGGAACGTCCGACGCTCACCGGAGGTGCAGCTTACCGTCAGTGGTTGTCCGCGAGTGACGCCGTGTCGGCTGGATCAGGCAGCGCCGCGCACTAACGGTGATCTGAACGCGTTGCTGGATGAAACGGAGGCCGCCTGGGCGGTCTGTGCAGACAAAGTGGACATGATTATTGCGTGTCAGGAGCGAAACAGTGAACAAACCACAATCCCTGCGCCACGCCCTAAATAAAGCGGTGCCTTATGTCCGCAATAACCCGGAAAAACTGCATCTGTTTGTGGATAACGGTTCGCTGGTTGCCACGGGGGCCAGCTCCATGTCGTGGGAGTACCGTTACACCCTGAACGCGGTGATTGAGGATTTCAGCGGCGACCAGAATCTGTTGATGGCCCCGGTTTTACTGTGGCTGAGGGATAACCAGCCCGATGCCATCAATAACCCGGCGTTACGGGAAAAACAATTCACCTTTGAGGTGGATATTCTGCGCAACGATGTCTGTGATATCAGCTTGAACCTGCAACTGACGGAACGTGTGCTGGTCAGCACTGACGGCAGTGTGTCGAGCGTTGAAGCTGTAGCGGAACCCGATGAACCTGAAGAAATGTGGACGGTGAAACGTGGCTGAACTGCAGAAAGTGGACGACTGGCTGAGTGCCTTGCTGGCGAATCTGGAACCAGCCGCCAGAAGCCGCATGATGCGCCAGCTGGCGCAGGAACTGCGCCGGACACAGCAGCAGAATATCAGGATGCAGCGCAACCCTGACGGCAGCAGCTATGAACCGCGACGGGTAACAGCACGAAGTAAAAAAGGGCGCATCAAACGTCAGATGTTTGCAAAGCTGCGCACCACAAAATACCTGAAAACCGCCGCCAGCGCGGATTCTGCCAGCGTACAGTTTGAAGGTAAGGTGCAGCGCATTGCCCGCGTTCATCATTACGGCCTGCGCGATCGCGTCAGTCCAAAGGGGGGAGTCATTAAGTATCCATCCCGAAAATTGCTGGGTTTAAATGAACATACTGAAAATGAAGTAAGAGATTTACTTTTAAAGTATTTTTTGATGAAAAATTAGAATGTTTACGCACTTAATAAACTTAAATAACTTTTTATGCTTTGGCAAAAAGGGAAAAGGTCTATTTTAATTTTCCAGTTTTTTTTGTTTTGAACCCCAGAAGCAATAATAGAACCATCCCAATATTTTATTCCATTTTTGCCGGTCTTTTTTGTTAACTCAAAACTTAATGCGTGAATAATTTTATTGCAGCATTCGCGTATAGAACCTTTAACATGACCATCTATAACAAAAAGTATATTTTCATGTTCTTCAAATGCTTCTTTCTCAGGTGAGTAATCTGGGTTCCACTCATGTTCACTAGTGTCTTGGAGAATTCGTAGTTTTGTACAAAGGCTAATAAGATTGTTGCTAATGGTATATTCCAACCATCCGTTGTACGATAACTCCTCCATTTCAAATTCAGTTACTATAGAATCATCATATACTTTCTGTGTGGAATATATACGCTGTAAATAAAATTCAGATGAACAGCATAATTGCTCAATTATTCTTGCGTGTTCTTCTATAGCGTAATAATCAATTGGATGGCTCATTCTTTTACCTTTCTTCGATTGGAATTGTATTTGTGTCATTTACCACACAAGGACGTATTGATGCCATAGATTCAAGGTCCGTGCAACCTAACCCTATGAACGCACAACTAACCGAAATCATGCGCCTTATCACCAACCTGATCCGCACTGGGGTAGTCACCGAAGTGGATCGGGAGAACTGGCTTTGCCGGGTGAAAACGGGCGAGCTTGAAACCAACTGGATCAGCTGGCTGACGCTGCGTGCCGGAAATGCCCGGACATGGTGGCGACCATCGGAAGGTGAGCAGGTGGTGCTGCTGAGTCTGGGCGGCAATCTGGAGACTGCCTTTGCGCTGCCCGCTGTCTATTCGAATCAGTTCGCACCACCGTCGACGTCGGCGGACGCCTGCGTGACAGAACATCCTGACGGTGGCTGGTTTGAATACGAACCCGCCACCGGGCGCTGGTATGTCAGGGGCATCAAATCAATGGTCATTGAGGCCGCTGACAACATCACCCTGAAAACCAATGAGTTTGTACTGGAGGCTGACCGCACGCGCATTAACAGCGAAGTGGTGATCAATGGTGGCGTTACCCAGGGCGGCGGAGCGATGAGTTCTAACGGGATCGTGGTTGATGCGCATCAGCATACTGGCGTCCTGAAAGGCGGCGACACAACCGGAGGCCCGGTATGACGCTTTATAGCGGGATGAACAATACCAGCGGTAAAGCCATTACTGATATTGACCATCTGCGCCAGTCGGTGCGGGACATTCTGCTGACGCCGCAGGGTAGTCGCATTGCCCGTCGGGAATATGGTTCCCTGCTGTCGGCACTGATTGATCAGCCACAAAATCCGGCATTACGCCTGCAGGTTATGTCGGCTGTGTATGTGGCACTGAGTCGCTGGGAGCCACGGCTGGCGCTCGATTCCATCACTATTAACAGCAATTTTGACGGTTCAATGGTGGTGGAGCTGAGCGGGCGGCGTAATAACGGTGTGCCTGTGTCCCTTTCAGTATCAACAGGAGCAGAGAATGGCAGTGATTGACCTTTCGCAGTTGCCTGCGCCGCAGATTGTGGATGTGCCGGACTTTGAGACGCTGCTTGCCGAACGCAAGGCCGGATTTGTTGCGCTTCATCCGAAAGATGAGCAGGAAGCAGTGATCCGCACGCTGGAACTGGAATCTGAACCCGTCACCAAATTGCTGCAGGAGAACGCTTACCGTGAGTTGCTTCTGCGCCAGCGCATTAACGAAGCCGCGCAGGCTGTGATGGTGGCTTACGCGATGGGCAGCGATCTTGACCAGCTCGCTGCCAACTACAACGTGAAACGCCTGACGGTGACGCCTGCTGATAATGACGCTGTGCCGCCCGTTGCAGCTGTGATGGAAAGCGATGAAGCGTTACGCCTGCGTGTGCCTGCAGCCTTTGAAGGGCTTTCAGTTGCGGGGCCAACTGCAGCTTATGAATTTCATGCCCGAAGCGCCGACGGTCGGGTGGCGGATGCCAGTGCAACCAGCTCGGCACCTGCAGAGGTGGTGCTGACTGTCCTTAGCCGCGAAGGCGATGGAACTGCAGAAAAAGACCTGCTGGACGTGGTGGAAAAAGCTCTGAACAGTGAGAACGTCCGCCCGGTGGCTGACCGTCTTACGGTTCGCAGCGCAGAAATCATCCCGTATCGCGTGGAAGCCACCATTTTTCTCTATCCTGGACCGGAAGCAGAGCCGGTAATGGCAGCGGCAAAAGCCAGCCTGCAGAAGTACATCGCCAGTCAGACGCGTCTTGGTCTGGATATTCGCCGTAGCGCCATCTTTGCCGCCCTGCATGTTGAGGGTGTGCAGCGTGTGGAGCTGGCTTCTCCTCTGGAGGATGTGGTCCTGAACAAAACACAGGCGGCATCATGTACGCAGTGGAGCGTAACCAACGGAGGAACGGATGAATAGTCTGCTGCCACCGGGTTCAACACCACTGGAGCGCCGACTGGCGCAAACCTGCAGCGGGATTTCTGATCTGCAGGTGCCGCTTCGTGACTTGTGGAATCCGGCAACCTGTCCGGTCAGTTTCCTGCCTTATCTCGCCTGGGCGTTCTCTGTAGATCGCTGGGACGAGGGCTGGACAGAAAGCGTCAAGCGCCAGGTGGTGAAGGATGCTTTTTATATTCATCAGCATAAAGGGACCACCAGTGCCGTGCGGCGGGTGGTGGAGCCGTTCGGCTTTCTGATCCGCATTATTGAGTGGTGGCAGACCGGAGAGGCACCGGGCACGTTTCGCCTGGATATCGGCGTGCAGGACCAGGGTATCACTGAAGATACCTATCTGGAACTTGAGCGACTGATAAGCGATGCCAAACCATGTAGCCGCCACATGATCGGCATATCCATCAATCTGCAGACCAGCGGCCCGCATTGGGTGGGAGCCGCCAGCTATCTTGGCGAAGAAATCACGATCTATCCGTATATCAACGAAACGATTATTTCCGGTGGCACCGCGCATGAAGGCGGGGCGGTCCATGTTATTGACACAATGAGAGTGAATCCATGAGCACAAAATTTTATACCCTGCTGACGGATATTGGCGCGGCGAAACTTGCCAGCGCCACCGCGCTCGGTGTGCCGCTAAAAATTACCCATATGGCGGTGGGCGATGGCGGCGGAGTATTGCCAACGCCGGACGCAAAGCAGACGGCACTGGTAAATGAGAAACGCCGGGCTGCGCTGAATATGCTTTATATCGACCCGCAGAACAGCAGCCAGATTATTGCTGAACAGGTGATCCCTGAAAACGAGGGCGGTTGGTGGATACGTGAAGTGGGCTTGTTTGATGAGTCCGGGGCATTGATTGCCGTGGGTAACTGCCCGGAAAGCTATAAGCCGCAACTGGCTGAAGGCAGTGGGCGTACCCAGACCGTGCGCATGGTGCTGATTACCAGCAGTACGGACAATATCATCCTGAAAATCGACCCTGCTGTAGTGCTGGCAACCCGCAAGTATGTGGATGACAAAATATCAGAGCACGAACAGTCACGACGTCACCCGGACGCCTCGCTGACCGCAAAAGGTTTTACTCAGTTAAGCAGTGCGACCAACAGTGAATCCGAAATACTGGCCGCAACACCGAAGGCTGTGAAGGCTGCATATGATCTTGCAGCAGGTAAAGCATCCGCCAGTCACACGCACCCGTGGAGCCAGATAACGGATGTGCCTGCAGCTTCACTGACGGTAAAAGGCACCGTGCAACTCAGCAGCGCCACTAACAGCACGTCAGAAATGCAGGCTGCCACACCAAAGGCAGTGAAGGCGGCATATGACCTTGCAGCAGGTAAGGCACCTGTCAGTCACACGCACCCGTGGAGCCAGATAACAGATGTGCCTGCAGCTTCACTGACGGTAAAAGGCACCGTGCAACTCAGCAGCGCTACTAACAGCACGTCAGAAACGCAGGCTGCCACACCAAAAGCCGTGAAGGCTGCATATGATCTTGCAGCAGGTAAAGCATCCGCCAGTCACACACACCCGTGGAATCAGATAACGGATGTGCCTGCAGCTTCACTGACGGTAAAAGGCACCGTGCAACTCAGCAGC